GGTGGACTCTCCGGAAAAACATAACGCCCTTTGGGACGCTATGGTTATTAAAGCCTGTTACGAAAAACTTGTATAACCAATCGCTCATGCTGACCGGCTAATGCCGGCAGCATAGCTCAACCGTTATCTCTCCCCCTGGCAGGTGTGTTCTGGTACCTTCCGGAGCCGTTTGCAACCTGGTGCGTCAAGATCGTTGCCGGTTCGGCCATGTTCTCCTTTGTCTCGGTATTTGTTCTCTACCCCCTGTCCGAGCGCCTTGACCGGTTGCTCGGCGTGTAACCAGACCGTTCTCCAACCCCCCTTGAAAAGGCCCCGCTTTGCGGGGCTTTTTTTTGCCCGTTGCAAAAGAGGACAAAAAAAGACGAACAAGCACGTTGACGACCCTTCTAAACACGGTCGTGGACGTGGTATTCTTGCGGGGCAATATGTGTGGTGCCCATGTTTTTTCTGGGCGTCGTTCCTCTTTTCCTGGAAAAAATATGGAGCCTGTGATGGGCGGCGATTTTGAACTCTGGAACGTTATCAACGAGATCCGCGATCGGGTTACCCGCATAGACAGCAGCCTCATGGAGCGTTGTGCGGACCGCGAGAAGCGGATCGTCATGCTTGAGACGGCCGTCAAGAAAAAGGCGGAAAATAGTGACGTTGTCACTATCGAGGGCCGTGTCCGGGTCGTTGAGAACAGGCTCTGGTTTGCGGTGGGTGCGTCGTCCGTCTTGTCGTCTGTGGGCACGATTGTCATGGCCTGCCTGTTGAGAAATTGGATCGGGTGATGAACAGGATCGAACTGGAGCAGGAACTGATCGCCGACGAAGGGCTCGAATTAAAAGCGTACCGGTGTACAGCGGGAAAGCTGACCATCGGCGTGGGTCATCGGCTTGTAGGCGCCGAGATGGAACTGCGCGAGATCTCGCTTGAGCGGGCCGGTCAGCTCCTTCGGCGGGACATCGAGAACGTCATTGCCGACCTGGAGTACATCTTCGGGCCCCACTGTCTGGACGGCTGGTCGCAGGAGCGCCAGCACGCCCTGTTGAACATGGGCTTTCAGCTGGGCCGGACCAGGCTGCTCTCGTTTACGAACATGATCGCCGCTGTGAAGCGGTCCGACTGGAAACGTGCGCACATGGAGTGTCTGGACAGCAAGTATGCGCGAAAAGACGCCCCCCGGCGGGCACTGCGCGTAGCCAACAAACTTTACCGCGAGGTATGACGCATGGATATCGACATCATTATCAGGATTCTCAATGACATTTTTGGTAACAACGTGGCCACGATCATCCTTTCTGTCATCGGGTTTTGCGCCGTAGTGGCCGCCCAGCTTCCCGGACCCAACAAGGAGACGACCTGGGGAAAGGTTTATGCGCCCGTGTATGCCCTGCTCCAATGGTTCGGCCAGAACTACCGAAAGGCGAAAAACGCCAGTGACGTGGCCCAGTCTCCCCCTAAATAACCATGGTCGGGAAATCTCTTGAAATCATCCTTGTCATTGTTTCGGCCTGCAGACGGCTTGCAGGAAGCATCCGCGCCTTTCGTAACCAGCGCGACTCTGATTTTCTGCACAAGGACCCTGGCGGCTGGCTTGATGCTCATTTTCCTGGTGAGCTGCACGACGAGCGGCGCGATCCAAAGGAGCCTGCCTCCCAAGCCGCCGATAAACGGAACGATACACCGTGACGACTCTGTCACCTTGAACAGGCAATCATGGATCAACCTGTGCGAATACATCAAACAACTGGAAGCCGGCTATGAACAGTGACGCATCTCCCGTGCAGAATCTGGGCAAAATCCTTGCGGCAGAATTTTTCACGGCAGAAAGCAAGCGCCGAACGCACGAAAACGCCTGGATCGAGGACCTGACCCAGTACAAGGGTCAGTACGACAAGTCCACGTTGTCGGCCATCCAGGCGGCCGGCGGCTCGGAGCTCAATATCCGGCTGACCAAGCACAAGGTCAAGACCATGCTCGCCCGGCTGATCGACCTGTTGTTTCCGACCAACGGGGAGCGAAACTGGGGCATCCGCCCGACCCCCGACCCGGAGATAGCCGCCGAGCAGCGGGATGCGTTTGTTCGCGAATTTACCCAGCAGGTGGGTCAGCAGCCCGGTCCCAAGGAGATCGATGCCTATGTGCGCGAGACGGTCGAACAGGCCGCCGAGCGCATGTCTCGGGTCATGGACGACCAGCTCGCCGAAACCCCTCAACGGTCCGGGTACCGCCAGGAGGTCAAGAAGGTGCTCAAATCGGGTCTGAAATACGGCACGGGCATCTTCAAGGGGCCCCTGGTCGTGCGGGAATCGCGCCAGGCATGGGTTGTGAGGACCGACCCGGAGACCGGCCGCCCCGTTCCCTCGCTCAGGGACGTTCCCGGCGATCTGAAACCCTATTTCGAGTTTGTGCCCATCTGGAACATCTACCCCGAGCCCGAGGCCACCGAGGTCAAGAACTGCCGGTATATCTGGCACGACCACCTCATGACCCGATCGGAAGTCCTCAAGCAGCTCACCGAGGAGCAGCTCTTCGAGACCGAGCGTATCCGCGCCTATCTGCGCATCCACAAGGACGGGGACGCCCAGATGCGCAATTACGAGCAGGAGCTCCGTGCCCTGGGGTCCGACGAGATCCCCGGCGCCCTTGAGAATCGCTATCGGGTCCTCGAACGGTGGGGATATCTTTCCTCTGACGATTTGATCCAGGCCGGCGTTTCTCTGCCGGACGGGTCCGTGGACGAGTATTACGCCAATGTTTGGCTGATGGGCGACGAGGTTATCAAGTGTGTACTCAACCCCATCGAGGGCGTCAGGTCCTATTATTATTTCTGGCATTACGACAAGGACGAAACCTCCATCTGGGGCGAGGGCGTACCGCGCGACATGCGCGACCCGGCAGCGGGATTCAACGCCAGCGTCCGCAAGATGGTCGATTCCTATGCCATCTCCGGTCCCATGTTCGGGGTGAACATGATGGCCCTGGCTCCCGGCGAGGACCCAAAGGATATCCACGGTAAAAAGGTCTTTTTGTTCGAGGGTCCCGAAGACATGCAGAAGGCCATCCAGATGTGGAACGTACCTGCGGAGATCCAGGGCGGTCTGGCCATGAGCGAGTTTTTTCAGAATTTCGGCGACGAGGTCAGTGCGCCCCGGTTTATGCAGGGATCGTCCCAGGTCAAGGGGGCCGGCGAGACAGCGTCCGGCCTGTCCATGCTCATGGGGGCGGTCAACGTCAACCTGAAGGACCTGGTCAAGGACTATGACGACAACATCACCGCGCCGTTTATCGAGGCCCTGTACCACTGGAACATGAATTTTTCCCAGGACCCGTCCATTATGGGCGATTTCGAGATCGAGGCCAGGGGTTCGACCGCGCTCATGGCGCGGGAGATCCGATCCCAAAAGCTGCTGCAGGCCATGCAGGTGACCGAATCTCCCCGGTTCGCCCCCAGGTGCGACGATGACAAGCTCCTGCGCGAGCTTTTCAAGTCCATCGAGGTGGACGTGGATCTCTTGAAGCCCAAGGACCAGTTTCAGGCCGAACAGCGGCAGCAGATGGCTGCCCAGGCCGCCGAGGTGGCCAAGGCCCAGGTGACGGAGATTATGAACGAGATGCGTGCCCGGGGTCTGCAGCCCGAAGAGATTCTGCCCCAGATGCTCGGCCAGTCGGTCCAGCAGGTCCAACAGGCCCAGCAGGAGCAGCGCGTATGAGCGATATGACCGCTAGAAAACGCATCGAGCAGTTGCAATACGCCGAGTCAACGGCCTCGTGGATCGCGTTTATCGAGTCCGAGATTGCCGACTGGACGGAAAAGGTCATCCGCGCCGACGAGCGTGACTACCTGCTCCGGTATCAGGGAGCGGTCAGGGCGCTGCGCGAGGTGATCCGCAAGGTGACGCCCAGATAATCAAGATATTTTGTACGACCCGGTCCGCTCCGGCCCTGGAATCCAGGCCCCCGGCATGACCGTACACGCATACATCGCCGGCCCCGGCAGCGGCCGCCCGGCAAGGAGACGCAGCATGACGCAGGACGCAAACGAGTTTGAAGAGGTTTTTGGCCAACTGCTCGAAAAAGGCGAAACGACCGACCAGCCCGCAGAGCCCGTGGAAGATACGGACGATGTGGCCCCTGGCGCCGACGAGTCGGACGCGGGTTTCGAGCAGGGAGATGAAGGCGACGAGTCCGCTGTGGACCACCACGAACCCGCCCCCGAGGGGGATCAGCCCGACACGGGTGATTCCGACACCTCGGCCGGAGATGACCGGTCTCCTAGCGAGGACTCCAGCCGGGAAGATCTTGAAGAGCTCAAAAAACGTGCCCATGGGTACGATTCCATGCTCGGGCGTCTTGAGCAGGAACGCGCCAGGGCAAGGGCGCTTGAGCAACAGCTTGCCGCCCTTCAGCAGCAACGCCCGACTCACTCGATGGACGAGGGTTCCGCCCCGGCCGGAGAGGTTGCGGATCTCCCCGAAGAGATCCGCGAGGATGTCGAGGCATTCCAGAAAAACTATCCCGGCTACGCCCGGATGATAGCAGACGGCGGCGAGACAGGGAAATCTCTGCGCCACCTGCTGACGGACTACGGTCCGGAGGTCGCGGCGATCCAGGCCCGATCCCTGGAGCTGGAGAGCAAGCTGACGGGCTCGCTGGAGTCCATCCAGCAACAGACGGCCCGCGCCCAGGCCCTGTCGCACCAGGAGCGCATCCTGTCGGACAACACCGATCTGGCCGAGGTGGCCACGATCGACGCAAACGGCCAGCTCAGTCCCTTACCGGACAGGGAGCTGCAGTTTCAGGAGTTTTTCACGGGTCTGAACGAGTGGGTTGCCACCCGCCCGTATGCCGAGGCCACCAGGTGGCTCGAATACCAGCAAAACGGGACCCCTGCCCAGGTGGGCGAACTCCTGAGAAATTATCGCACCTATCGTACATCCGCGCACGATCCAACCAGCCAGGCCGCCTCGCCTGCAAGGGCCGACAAGGCCCGCGCAGCCGGAACCGTGCCCAGCAGAAGCCCGTCCGTGCCGACAAAAGATCCGGACCCGGACGACTTCGAGGGCAATTTTGGCCCGCTGATCGGTCTGTAGCGCGCGTTAGTAAGGAGAAAGCATCATGGCAACAGGAGTCACAAACTTTGGAGATATCTCTCCGCGCACCGAGGCGCACGTCGTCAAGGATTTTCTGGAAGTCGGACAGCCCTACTTGGTGTTCGAGCCGTTTTGCCAGACAACCACGGTTCCCCGTGGCACAGGTAAAAACGCCAAGTTTCGGCGCTACAACCCTCTGTCCCCCACGCCCAAACCCCTGACCGAAGGGGTGACCCCGTCAGCGACCAAACCCACCTGCACCGACGTCCAGGCCACGGTGGCCCAATACGGCGACCGGGAGGTGATCACCGACGTCATCGCCGACACCCACGAGGACCCGGTGCTGAAGATCCAGAACCGGCGCCTGGGCGAACAGGCCGCTGAAATGCTCGAACGTATCCGCTTCGGCATCTTCAAGGCCGGGACCAATGTGATGCGGGCCAACGGGGATGCGCGCAACGAGATCAACACCAAACTGACCCTGACCCTGCAGCGGAAGATCACCCGCCAGCTCAAGCGGCAGCGGGGCAAGAAGATCACCACCATTCTCCGCTCCACGCCCGCATACGGCACCAAGGCGGTCGATCCCTCGTACATCGC